AGAATCATGTTACCTTTACCGCGACGAGTCTGTTGACCAATAGCATTGGCATCACGCTCGATTGCGAACATTAGACCTTTGAATTTCTCAACTGACCAACGACCATTTGAGTCTGTGTCAAGGTCAAAGATACCAGCAGTTGTAGTATTCGACTGAGCACCTTTAACAGCTGAAACGTAAATGTTACGAACAACTTCACGGTTAATTTCTGCAAGAATTTCAGTTGACAAGATGTTTGCCAATTCTGTTTCTGCGTCCAAACCATGAATAGCTTTAAGGTCTTGAGCAAGTTCCATTGTGTACTCAGCTTTAAGGGCACGAGTAACAGCAGTAACTGTATGCTTTTCGATTGAGAAAGCCATTTCAGCGAATGCATTACTAGTAGTATCTCCTAATGCTTCACCTTCAAGTGCAGTCATACCAGTTGCAGTTGTATATGTACCAGCTGATGCGTCGTTAAGTACAGCTGGGTTAGTACCTGCGATAGCGTTACCACTAGAAACCATTGTTGGTTCATCAGCAAGAGCTTCTGCACCGTCTTGTGATAGTCCACGTGCTCTCATCGCGAAGATAAGACCAGTTGGGCCTGTCATTGGCTGCACACCACAAATGTCATATGCAATTAGGTTTGGCATAGAACGTCTAACTAGTGAGATCAAAATTGGATCCCAACTATCTAGAGAGGCATTACCACCAAATGATGAACTGGTAGGTGCTGCTTCGCCCATAAATTGTCTATCTTCTTTGATAGCTTTTTCTTGATTTTCAAGAATGATTGTTGTAACGGCCCTCTTGTACGGGTCTTTAATCTCTGCGAGATCAGGATGCGCAAGGACTGGCTGCCACTTTTCTTGTAGATGTTCTGTCTGATACATTTGGTATCTCCTTTTAATTTCTACTATTTATAAAATTTAGTTATTTGCACTATTGACGGTTCGCCCAATAGCTGTCATGTATGACGCCATTGCACCAGAGGTATCAACGTCCTGTGCGATGCCAGAGTCTTCATAATCAATAGTTTCATTCACTGTAGGTGCATTCTTAGGAAAATAACTTTCCTTCAAAGTTCCCAACTTCTCACGATAAGACTCTTCATTAGAATAATCTACATCTTCGATAAGTGATTTAAACTTTTCAATTTCTGTATCGGCCAAATCTGTAGTAACTTCAGATACGACCTGTTCCTTAACTAGACCTGCATTGCTTTTCTTCATTTGAACACTCTGTTCAATTGCTTCATTCAATTTAGCTTCTAGTTCTGAAATCTTGTCTGATTGTGCTTCTAGCACATCATATTTTTCATCTGGAACATCAACGTAATGATCTTCAAAGAGCTGTTTTAGACCAGAAATGAAATCTTCTGCAATTTCACCTTTTAGGCCTCGCTCAATAGCAAGTTCATTTTCCTTCATCCATTCTTCGACAACGTAGTTTAAATATGTGTCAACCTTTTCAGTCAACTCACCCTTAGTTGTGTTTATATTTTCTTCCAGTTCTGTTTTGTAGTCCTCTTCCATACGTTCTACTTCTGAACGTACTTTAGATTTTACGGCAGCTTCAAATACAGTTGCTGCTTTACGCTTAAACTCTTCAGAAAGGTCGCCCTCTCCTGTCATTAATGCTTCAACATGCTCGGAAACATCAATAGTTTTTAGACGAGTTTCAACAGCTTCTGATTTAGCCTTAGACTCTTCAGACTCATCAGGATGCATTTCTGTTGCACTCTTCATGCCACTGTACATTGCTTGAAGGTCAGTCTTCTTCTTACCCTTCATCATTTCGTACATTGCATTGACCATCATTTCTTTCGTCATTTTGGCCATTTCCATTTTCTGCATTTCATCTTTTGATTCATCTTCATCAGAATCCTCATCAGAATCATCCATTGCTTCTTTTATCTTAGCCATCTTATCTGGCTTTCCTTCGCCTTTTTGTTGTGCATCACCACTAACTTCTTTTGCTTTAGAAGCAATTTTCTTAGCAGCAGCATCTTTCTGATCTGGAGAGACTACAGGTGCGCCTGTATCTTCATAATCAGATTTTGAGGTATCAATCTTGTCTGCGGGTGCAGCAGATTTTTTAGGAGCGTCTTGACCATTGGCTTCTTCAAGCTCATTAAGCACTTCAGCTTCTAATTCCTCAATGGTTTTATCTAGTTCATTCGCCATGGGGATGTTCTCCTTGTTCTGTTAACTATTATTTATAAAATTACAACTTTTGAAGAAACTTCGCAAGCTCTAGACTATTAGCTTTTGAATTGTTTTTTCGAATGTTATCTTCTATATTCTCTTTTATTTCTGCAACATCGGCTTCTTGCATTAAACCGTTGTTCCAAATCCACTCCCTACCCTCCATAATACCTTCTACGAAAGCGTTTGGAGCAGATGGGTCGGCAACTATATCAGCTGCTGTCGCCAAATAAAAATCATTTCTCACATAGTTTGCACCATTCTTTTGGTCTAAACTTCCCATGCCTCTAGATGAAACCCCGAGCTTTGCTCCTTCGTCCATTAGATTCTTTACAATATTACCCATTGGTGTTCCAAGTATTTTAGCTTCACCAATGAAGTTCTTACCATCAGGATAAAGTGCAGTAATCATATGAGATGCTCTCTCAAGATTTACAGTAGGGCCATCAGGATGACCAAGTTCCCCAAATGCACGTTTCTCATTGATGTATTCTTTATTATATCTCTTTACTTCTTTATTTAGTACTTCCATAGGGTAGACACGACCATTGCGATTTTTAACATCAGCCTGCATAAAGATACCTTTGATCTTATAACTTTTACTACCATCTTCTTTGGCTTCAATTAAGAAATCAGTATCTTGTTCGATATGTTCAGATATTAATTTTAATGTGTACATTATCTTATCCCTTACGCTGTATAGTTTACATCTTTTTTGAACTCAATCATTACAAAACCAGATGTACCAAGACAGGCCATTTCCATATCTCCAGAAGTAGCTCCAGTATTTGTTGCAGCAGATTCTATCAATCCAGCAGAACCATCATAGTAACCACTTCCAGCAAGATCAATTAATGTTATATCTGAATCGCCTTGTTCAATAATTTTAACATGGCCAGTATCATCATCAGCAGTACCTTGAACTAATCCCCACCAAATTCTTTTAATATGCAATTTTGCACCATTGGCGTGTCCGTCTAGTGCAGATGCATCCAAAATAGCATTGGTTGCAGTTGTGTCATTAGCAATATTTACTAATATAGTAACAGTACCACCATTACCAGTAGTTCCAACTTTTGTGTCCCTCAAGGTTCTTGTTGTAAAAGCCATAATTTAACTCCTTAAAATGCTAACATTTCTTTTTCAAAGTATCCCATAAGTTGCTTTTCTGGCACCTTATGTTTTTTAGATATCTCTTTTATTGTTTTTTCAAAAGTATTTAGGAAATCTGAAGGTTTAGCATCCATTCTAGCAAAGACATCATCTACTGCCTCCTTCATTTTTGGAGAAAGTTTTTTATATTCTTTTGAATTTTTATGCTCATCCTTCTCAGGAATGCTAATCTGATTAAACTTCTTCATTACCCTCTACTTCTGGTATGTGGTTTTTTACGAAAGTACCTGCCACTTCTTTTCTTTTTCCCTCTAAAGCATCAGCAACTCTACTAGTCATTACTTCCTTAAAGGCTGTTTCTGCACCTAAGTTATCGCCAGTGCTTAACGAGTCTACAAAATTTTCTGCACTCATTTCTTTTCTCCATTATCTTTTGATGGGGTTTCACCATCATATTTTGATACGTCATCTGCAGGTATTGGATCACCATCCATTGATGGATAACGTGTAATACCGTCAGTGTTTTGTGGAATATCAACTCCACCATCTTCTGGATCAAGTCCAGCTTCTTTATTCATTTGATCCTGCATATTCTCGATTTCGTGATCAGTAAGATTTAGTACGTTTTTCTGTACCCACTCTTTACTGAAGAATGTACCAATATACGACTCAATACTTCCTAATGCATTTATTCTATCCTCAAGTAATTCAGCTCTTTTTAGTTCAGCAAAGTGACCATCCTGTAGGAAGTTATACTGAATATGCTGATGTATTTTTTGCCAATCTTCTAAAGTAACCACACCTTTAAGAATAAGTTGTGATTTTAAAATATCAGTAAATAGAGGAGTAAACTTTTTACGAAGCCTCTGTACAAACTTTGTAAATTTTAATTCATCTCTTGTAATTTCTGTAGAACGACCAAGACTAAATCCTGCCTCAGCTTCCATACGAGACATAGGAACATTTAATGACCTAAACAATTTTTGTTTGAAATATGTAATGTCATCAATCTCACCAAGATTAGAGCCGCCTGGCAAAGTAGTAATTTCTGTTCCTCTACCACCTTCACGGCGAGGTAACCAAAAGTCTTCTAACATAGACATATGATTTCTGTCATCTCTGATTTCACCAGTAGATGCATCGTACACTAATTTGTTACGATAACGATTCATAACATCTTTTAGATATTGTTCTGCTTTAACTTTAGGTAAGTTACCAACATCAATATAGAAGATACGTCTTTCTGGAGCTCTTGATATACGATAGATAACAAGTGCATCCTCAATCATTCTTAATTGATTTACTGGTTTAATTGCTTTGTGTAGATGGGAAAGAACATGACCTTTATTTTGGTCTACAAGTCCACTTGGAACATAAGTGATACTGTCTGGAGAAATCTTGATTCCCTCAGATGTGCCAGAATGTAATCCTTTGGGGCTGTACATATAATACTCTTGTACACTTTTAATCATTTCCACACTAGAATTAGTCTTTGGTGCTTTATTAACTTCTTTTAC